AATGCTGTTAACGGTATTAGATCAAACAAAAAACAATTCACATTAAAACATAATACAATTCCAATTTATGAGAAAGGTTTTGATCCAGAGGATACTTCAAAACTTAATAGATCTACAGGTGTATTCACCATTCCAAATCATTTCTTCTCAGAAAATGAAGAGTTAATTTACACTCCATTATCAACATTTGCCGGAGTTGGTGCAACTGCACTACAAATGTCTGGTGGATCTAATTTACCTACAACTGTTTTTGTCAAAAAAATAGATAATAGTTCATTTAAATTAGCAACATCAAGTGGTGGATCTGCAGTAACATTTACATCTGTAGGTGCAGGTAATTCACATCGATTAACAATGTCCAAACGCACTGAGAAGAGCGTCCTTGTCATTGATGGTATCATTCAATCACCGATGTCATTTACACCTGTCACAACGACTTTGGTAAACAATGCAGGTAGTGGTATATCAACTACAACGACTGATTTTTGTGTAAATTCTACTGCAGATATAAATCTTGGGGATCATCTCAAGTTTGCTGATGAGTTTATGCTTGTAACCTCTGTCGGTATTGCAACAACTACAACAGGGCCTGTTTCTGGTATTGGTACATTTAATATTATTGGAGTTGATAGAGCAGCACTTGGAACACTCGCTGCATCTCATAACAATTCTACTGTTGGTAGAATATTCTCTGGATCATTTAATATTATTGGATCTGACGTATTCTTTACTAATGCACCAAGAGGAACAAATAATATTGCAAGAAATCTATCAAATCTTAAGACACCAAGATCTGTTTTCCAAGGTAGAACATACTTAAGAAAAACTTATACTAACAATAGAATCTTTGATGATATTTCAACAGAATTCACTGGTGTTGGTGCAACATTTAGAATGAAAGTTGGTGGTGCCAATACAACTGGAATAAGCACTGGTAGTTCATTAGTTTTGATAAATGGTATTTTCCAAAAACCAACTACCGAAAATAATTTAAGTAATAATTATGTATTTGTTGGTGTTGGAACCACAGCACAAAATATTGAATTTACAGGTATTTCATCATTTGGAACTAATAATCAAATTATCAGTGAAACAGATATAAATCAAAATAGATTACCAAGAGGTGGTAAAGTAGTTTCATTAGGATCAACTGGTGGATTAGGAGTTGCTCCTTTAGTTGGTGCTGCTGTTACTGGTATACTAAATCAATTTGGTGTAATTACATCTGTAGGTATTGGATCGACAGTATACAACCAGTCCGTGTCTCCTTCAAGACCACCCGGAACATTATCATTTGGTTCTGGATATCGACCAGTTGGAGGCTCAGTTGCTATTGGTATAACTGATTTGGCATATGAACATCGATTTGTAAGTGCTGGTATAGGATCACTTAATTCTGCAACAAATTCCAATAACACATACACAATCCAAGACGCAGTTTATACATCACATACAGGACTCTTAGATATCACACTTTCAAACGGACATGGATTAACTACAAGTGATACAGTTGGCATTGATACCGGAGGTATCGTATTCACATGTTCAAGAGATGATTTTGCATCAAATCATGCATATCCTCGTGCACTCTCTAAAACTACAGGATTACCCGATCCAATCGCTGGAATACAAACAGCTATAACAGCAGTTAGTGGTAATATAATTACTATCTTTGTTGGTGTAGGTGGTGGAGCAGGTACTGGTGCTTCAGTTACAGGTAACATTGGTGTAGGTGGAACATTAGATATTAATATAGGTGCTGGTGGAACAAATTACGTCAATCCAAGATTCCAATTCCCACAACCAAATTATGCAAATATGGAAGTTATGGGTGTATCAAGGAATGGTGTTGCATCCACTGTGACAGGATCAAATCTTTTAGTCACTCTTAATGTTGGTGCTAGTTCCACTGTTGGTATAGGATCTACATTATTTGAAATAACCTCATTTGAAATTGCTAGAGATGGATATGCATTTAAACGTGGTGATAAAATAAAACCAGTTGGATTAGTTACTGCAAGAGGAGCAGATCTTGAAGATTATATTTTAGAGGTTACAGAAATTTATAATGATAAGTTTACTTCATGGGATTTTGGTGAGTTTGATTTTATTGATCCAATTGTCAATTTACAAGATGGTGTAAGAACAAGATTCCCACTAAGAGTAAATGGTGAATTGTTAAGTTTTGATGTTGGACAGACTGTTGATTCTCAACAGATTGATATGAATGCTTTGTTAATAATATATGTTAACAATGTATTACAAGATCCCGGAGAGGCATATTCGTTTGAGGGTGGCACTACATTTGAATTTACTACTGCACCTGAAGCAAATGATGATATTGCAGTATTCTTCTACAAAGGAACCGCATCAGAAGACGTAGCAGAAATTAATGTCGTTGAAACTATTAAAAATGGTGATGTTGTTAGATTACAAGCAAATGATGATACAAGTATTCTTACTAATCAAAATACAAGAAGACTAATTGATTTGCAGCAAAGAAAGAGAACAGTATCTGGTATTACAACCACTGATACTCTTGAAACTGAAATTTACACTGGTGTTGGAATAAATGATTCAGCTACAAATAAACCACTTACATGGATCAAACAGAAAGAAGATAAGGTTGTAAATGGAGTTGTTGTTTCAAAAGCAAGAGATTCTATTGAACCACTAATATATCCAACAGCAAGAATCATTGGTGATGTAGGCACGGGATCAACAAATAAAATTTATGTTGATGATGCAAACTTCTTCCAATATGAGGCAAATGAGGACTCTGCGGTCAATGATATAAACTTTGATGGTTTGATTGTTAACGATACAAATCCAATATCTGCATCATTTAATGCCACAGTGTCAACTGCTGGTACGATTTCAGCGATAGCGGTTATTGATGGAGGTAGTGGATATGTTGGCAACTCAACATCTGTGCATATTTCACAACCACCAGTACCGATGAAAGTATCTCCAGTAGCGACTGGAATTGGATCTACTGCTATAGCAACAGCAAATATTACAAATGGTACTATTACCTCAGTTACCATTAATAGTGGTGGTATTGGATACTCTACTTCAGTTACACCAAAAGTAATCGCATTCGCTCATAAACCAGTAACTGAATTAATTGAGTCCATTGATACTTCAAGTGGAAACTTTGCAGGATTCTCTGGAATCGTGACTGGTATTTCTACAGTAATGATTGGATCAACTATGGGACTTAAATTTGGATTATCAAGATCTGGTGCTTTTACTAATCTTAAAGAAACTATGCCAATCTACATCTCTGACACATCAGTTGGACATGGAGTTACAAGTTTAAATGAGAGTGGTGCAGACACAGACGTTGTTGCAATAGGTAGAACTTTTGTAGATAATGTTTACATGATTAAAAATATTACCAGACACTCAAACGCTGCAGAGATCGAAGTTAATGTTCATTCTGGTATTAATACTTCTGGAATTGATCTTGCAAAAACTAATTTACCATTCACTGTAACCTTTGGTGGTGTTGGATCAGGAAATACATCATACATCGCTAGTGGTAAGCATAGAGGTGAATTTAGTACACAACCAACTTTATCAAGTGTTCATAATCCTACAATTTATGTCGAAAAGGGTGATATTTTGAGTATCGCAAATGGCACTGGTGGACATACATTTACAATCAAACGAACATTGGGTGGATCAAACTACACAACAGGTATTTCTGGTTCTGGAGCAAATGGATCTACTCTTGTATTCAATACTTCCCAAATTGGAGCAGGTAGTACTTCATTCTTCTATCAGTGTACAAATCATCCAAACGCAATGTATGGGAAAATTATTGTTAAAGATATTGAAAAAGGTAAGTTCTCTTTTGGAGTTCTGACACCAGCATCTGGAAATTTTGTAAGAAACAATCCAATCGCAATCGGGGTTACTGGAAACACGGTGATTACTGGTGAAGGATTGGGTATTTCAACATTCCCAACCATTCAAAGAAGGGGTTTTGGTTTCCGTGATGGTGGTGCAATTAAGAGGTCTCATACACCATGACGATTTCCTGTATAAATATAGAAAAAAACGTATAATAATGCCAGCAATTGTTACAGACCAGTTCAGAATATTAAATGCAAGTAATTTTGTTGCAGGGGTTTCTTCGTCTACCAATTCATATTATATTTCTTTAGGTTTACCCAACCCTCAACCAGCTTCTGTTGGTTTTGGTAGGGCAGATAATTGGAATACTGCTACTCCTAATCCAGTAGATAGTTTTTCAGATATTGGACATATTGGTGATACAACTCAATTTGGTAAAAGAGTCACAGAAGCAAATGTAAGGAGATTAGTTCGTCGTATTGATTGGACTAAAGGGATCAAATACGATATGTATCGTCAAGATTATAGCACTACAAATAGTGCTCCAAACACAGGAGCAACACGTTTGTATGCTGCAAACTACTATGTCATGAACAGTAATTTTAATGTTTATATTTGTATTGAGAATGGATCATCAGGTATCAACACTACAGGAAATGCATCTGAGGATGAACCAACGTTTACTGACTTAGAACCATCAAAGGCTGGAGAAAGTCAAGATGGATATGTTTGGAAGTATTTGTTTACTGTAAATCCAAGTGATATTATTAAATTTGACTCGACTGATTTTATCGCACTACCAAATAATTGGAGCACAAGCACTGATGCTCAAATTCAAGCAGTTCGTGAAAATGGTGATTCAGATATAAACAATAATCAAATTAAAACTGTCTATATCGCTGATCAAGGAAATAATTATAACACAACTGGTGGAGAATTTGATATATTAGGTGACGGAACTGGTGGAAAAGTTGTTGTTGAAGTTTCTGGTAATAAAATAACTAAATGTACGGTCTCAAATGGTGGTAAAGGATATACATATGGGGTCGTTGATTTAGGATCAATTAATAGTGGTGCAGTTGCTGGTAGCACTCCTGCTAAACTGATTCCAATCATACCTCCATCAAAGGGTCATGGATTTGATTTATATAAAGAATTAGGAGCAGATCGTGTGCTAGTTTACGCACGATTTGATGATTCTACGAAGGATTTTCCAATTGATGCTGAGTTTGCACAAGTTTCATTAGTCAAAAATCCAACATCTTTTGGAACAACTTCAGTTTATACAGGAAGCACTTTTTCTGCTCTGAAGTCAATTAAATTTTCAACAATTTCAGGTACTCCTGCAGTTGGTGGAATATTGCAACAAACTGTAGGAACAGGACAAACTGCATTTGGATACGTTAGTTCATATGATAGTGATGTAAATGTAATCAAATACATTCAAGATAGATCATTGTATTTTGGTAATAAAAATGATCAAACGGATTATGCAAACGTGACGAATGGGTCACAACAATTTGATTTTGTATCAACCACAAGTCAAATAGCATTTCCCGGAGGAAGTGGATCAGTAGAAACAACTTTTAGTTCTGGTATCACAACCGATGTCAATAATAACAAT